GCGAGAACGCGCCAGAGCTGGAAGAGATGAGCGGGTCTACTTTGCTTGACTATCTTCCACGCTGGCGGGCTGGATGGACCGTTCACATCAATGCGCAGACAGAGGGGTGGACCGTTATACGGCATCGGCCTGTATCGGGTGGCATTCATTCAGCCTATAACAGCGTATTGAAGTCCGGCGTGAACTACGTGCATGGTCACCTTCATAAGCTGGAACACAAGCCATGGGGCGATTACCGTGGCCGTCACTGGGGCATTGACTGTGGGACGCTGGCTGATCCCAAAGGACCACAGTTCAACTACACCGAAGCAGGGCCGCTCAATTGGGGCAGCGGGTTCTACGTGCTGACTTACAGAGACGGGCTGATGCTGCCACCAGAGCCGTGCATTATTGAGCACGAACGAGCGTGGTTCCGGGGCAAAGAAGTCTAGGGAAACCGGACCCCTTCAGTATCCACGCGCTGGTTCTGGAGTGAGTCTACGTAAGCCGTAACGATGGCTTCGATGAATTGATCAAACTGATCTGGCCTGAACTCCAGAAAGTTATAAGTCCCGCTGGCTTCGATGAACATCCCGGCAGCGGCAGAGGCTTCGTTGAGAGCGATCTTCTCGTTGGGTGACTTGTCGATCATGTAGTTATCCATGCACTTGATGGAACAAAACTCGGCTTTTGCACGCTTATGTCCCCGTTCGGGAATGTACAAAAAGCCCCTCGCCTGCCTCCGGCATATCGCGCAGGAACCGAAAGCCGACAATCTCCGTATACTTGCCATTCTTTTGAACCTTAATCTCGACGGGCTTCAGTAGCGTATTACTTGTTTTGATCGCCTCTTCGGTGGACTTCGGAATGCTTCCGGGGCCAATCATGCGCTGCGCCCACCACTTGACCGCCTTGTCACGCGGATATCCCTTGTGCTCGAAACACACCCACTCCCGAAAGACTGCTAGCCCGGAGCGGTACTCGACCCGCATGCTGACCGGGCTTCCGGGCTTAACGTGTTGCCTGTACGCAACAGCATTGACCGGCACCCACTGCGAGGGGATAGCCGCGCTCATTACCGGCAGCGTGGTCGCCGTAGACTCAATCTCAGGCTCTCTCGGTGGCCAGACGTAGCCACAGTCGGGGCATTCGGACGACCCCGCAAAGACGATGCTCTGACACTCCGGGCAGGTTTTAGTCGGCGCTACGCCTTCTCCGTCGCTCTGGCGGGGCTTCTTGGGGTTAACCCGGTCCACGGGGCCGTGACGCGCAATGTTGCCCGCAAAGTCGAGCACCAGACAGTCATCCTTGCCCGGATGGTTGCGCATGCCTCGACCCATGATCTGTATATACAAACCGGTTGACTGGGTCGGGCGTAGGATGGCCAACAGGTCTACCGCTGGGGCGTTGAACCCGGTGGTCAGTACGCCCATGGAGGCAATCGCTCGGATCTTGCCAGCCTTGAAGTCACCGATAATCTTGTCGCGCTCGGTACGAGCCGTGTCGCCAAAGATGGTCGCGCAGTCGATGCCGTGGGCTTTGATCAGGTCAGCTATGTGGGTTGCGTGGGCAACGCCAGAGCAGAAGATTAGCCACGAGCGGCGATCCTTCCCGTACTCCAAAATCTCTTTGACCGCAGCTTCGTTAATGTCGTCGCGATCTACTGCGCGTTCCAGCTCACCCTGAATGTACTCGCCACCTCGGGTGCCGACGCCTTCCACCTTGAGTCGCGTCTTTGGCTGTTTGGACACCAGCTTCGTCAAATACCCGTCGCGCACCATGTCCGAAAGCGGGGCCTCGTAAGAGACGGCATCGAACAGCGCGTCCTTACCGCTATAGAGCACCCCAGAGTCGAGTCGATACGGCGTGGCCGTAAGCCCTATGACGCGCAAGTGAGGGTTCATCACCTTAAGGTTGCTCAGAAACTTTTGATACATCGTGTTCGTCTTGCGCGGAATTAGGTGGGCCTCGTCCACGAGCACAAGGTCTACCTTCACAAACTTCGACGCTTTGCGGTGCACGGACTGTATCCCGCAGAACACAATCGACGGGTCGTAGTCGCGCTTATTTAAGCCAGCCGAATTGATGCCAGCCGGGGCTTCGGGCCAGATTGTTTTGAGCTCATCGTAGTTTTGCTTAATAAGTTCACGAACGTGCGTGACGATTAAGATTTTCGTATCAGGCCACTGCTGCAAAATCTGACGGCAAAACTCCGCAATGACAATGCTTTTGCCGGTGCCTGTAGGGAGCACGATCAGCGGGTTCCCGTCATTCTCGCCTAAGTAACGCAGCGTAGCTTCGATGGATTCGTTTTGATATGGGCGTAGTGTAATCACGAGTTAAGTTCTGGTTTGGGTAAGTGTGAAAGGATTTTCATTGCAATGGCTTTGACTCTTATGAGCTCAACCATGTTTTCAGACATCACCATGGCGTAACCATACAGATCAAGGCTCTTTAGAATTATCAGCATGTCTTCGTCTGTCAGAGTGAACTCTGCAATCGCTTCCTCTTCTATTTCGCCGTGTTGATCCATATAGACCCGTCCCCCATTTTGTACTCGACCCAATTAGGACCCGAGTTTACCTGTTCACCGGGGATCAAGTCGGGGACGAAAAGATGACTGTCACATCCGCGTTCTTGGGACTGAGCATCCAAGTCTTTGTTATGTAATTCGCACTTCCAGCCGCCTGTTTCGAGCGGTGTGCTATGCAGGCAAGTACGGCAGGATTTATTGCGTGGCATATCTTGCTCGTGACACATACTGTGAAACGTGCAGTACTTGCATTCGTGCCATGCTGGGTCACGAGAAATCTTCATCGGCGGGTGCGGCGAGAAAATAATCCGCCTAGCCTTTTCGATAAACTTCTCGGCTTCGCCCGGATCGTACTCCGTTATAACACTTGTTAAATCCCGCACCCCCGGCGACCCTGCCGTTAAGTAATGCTTCTTAGCCCCGAAGAAGTGCATGTAAATCTGAGCCTGTGCGTAGTACACCGGGTCCCAGTTACGAAGTGCCGTAGCCTGATCGGCGCTAACAAGTTTTTGCAGCTTCTTAAACTTCTGCTCGTTGATGATCTTGCATTCCCATACGTACAATGTGTGTACATCTTGCAGAAGCCCAGTTATCAAACCGTCGCAATTGCCGCGAAAATGCCCGCCTAGGGCTTCAAACGAGTGCTGGACACCGGGTTCCTTTTCCGTGGAAAGATCGATTCCGGGTACGGCCCGCAACAGCGCTGCAACTACCTGTTCGCCCCGGTGTCCATCGTTAATTCTGCGCAGGCCAGCGGCTTCGATGAAGCCACGCTTGACCCAGCGAAAGCTCAACCACAATTTGCGGTCGCAAACGTCGCCAATAGCCGAAGCCCCAAGGTAAGGACGAATCCTTACTTCTTGAGAGTTCTCCAGCACGTTATCGATGGCGCGTAATGTTAAATCTTCAAACTCTGGAATCTTAACCATAACCCCTCCAAAGAAGGGCGCGACATACGTAAGAGCGAGTGGTGGGGGTTGGTGGTCTGCTCTCCCGAATGCCGCGCCCCGCTGTTACTTCTTATGACGCTCCCAAGGCTTCGGTGCACCGGCCTGAGACGGCGCTGCGGCTTGAGGGGTTACAGCCGCGACCTTTTGCGACACGGAGCCTTCAGCAGGTAAATACTTGGGCTGCGCCTCAAGAGTGCCCTGCTTGTTCTCCTTGTGTTTGATCACCACGCGGATCGGCTTGAAGTGCAGCTCATCGGACTCTGAAGGCGGAAGCGCCATTCCGAGTGCCGTGTAGATCGCGTGGAACTGCCGCTGAGCAATGCTCTGGGCCTGCTCGTTGGTGTTCTTGAGATTGAGTCGATCCCAAAACTTGCGACCCGGCGCGCAGGGACCGCTCAGCACATCAAACTCCAACTGCAAATACCAGCCGCTGCCGGACTTGGTGTCGCGGCGCTCGGACTTGATGATCTGCATGACGTACTCGCCAGCCGGGAGAATCTCCGGAGCAGCGGGTTGAATGTTTTGGAAATCGTTAATGTTCAGGTCAAGCTTAGCCATTTTATTACTCTCCAACGATGTTGTTCATAGCGGTGCCAAGAGCATCCGCAAACTTAGGATAATCAAGAGGCAGAATGTCAGGCAGCGGCCAACGTGACTTGGCCTGCCAGCCCGGACGCTCCTGCGTGTACAAAACGCGATTGCCACTACCGACTGCGCGAGTGACTTTTTGGTTGAAGCCAACGTCGCTCTTGACGGTCGAGTACTGCTGATTCGCAAACATCAGGATGTCGCACCACTCGCTGATCAAGCTGGCGCTGCCGTGATGCAGGTCGAGCTGATAGCGGTCATACGGGTCCGCAAGCGGGTCATCGAACCGCTTCACCTGCGTGTGCGCGAGCAGGACTACCTGCATGCCTTTGTTGTTGCGCAGGTGGTCGAAGCCGTCAAGAATCTGCCGCCAGTACTCGGTCGCAGCCTTGTAGCCACGGCCATAACCGATGGCATCGATGGTCGCCACGTTGTTGTCTTTGGCTACGCGCTTATGCACGAGCTGCTCAGCCCAGTCAGCAGAGTCGAGAACGACCGTGTTGAAGTCATGGTCTTCTGCCGCCAGCGAGCCGATGGCATCCATCATGTCGTCAAACGACTGACACACCGGGAACGCCGTGACGTTGATGGCGTCGAGGCCCTCCTCAGTCTGGATGAACACCGGGTTCGGTGACTGAGCGGCAAATGTGGACTTGCCGATGCCGTGGGTGCCGTACACCACGAGACGCGGCGGACGAGCAACTCCAGTCTTTCTAAGATTTTTTAATGAAATAGCCATGTGCTATTAAGCTCCTTTGATGATTTTTACCGCAGTTTTGGCGGGTTTGATGCTGAGTGCCTTAGCGAGCAACCGATAGATCTGCGGCTCGTTGTTGGCAAGGTACTTCACACCCGTGTCATCAAGCTCGCGCTTGACCTTCACAGGCTGAAGGGATTCGGGGATTTTGGCGGCAATCGACTTGTCGTACATATCCCAATCGATACTACGAATAAGCTTGCCGGTGATAGTGACTTTGTATTCGCCAACTTCGTGAGTCTGCGCGCCTTCTTCTTTGCTACCAAGAATCGCAATCAGCTCTTCTTCCAGCTCAATGCGGCGCTCGTTGGCCTTCTTCTCAGCTTCACGAGCCTCGAAAAGCTCGTTAGCAATTTCAACTTCGTTTCGCATATTTCAATCCTCGTTCAGGGTTTGTGTTTGTCTACGGGAATTGAGACTACACCCCCTTGTGACGGAATGCAAGGGGTGGCATGATGTCACCATTCCTAGGAGGCAAAATGACCCTGAACGAGTGGCTGGAACGAAATTGCTTGACGCACGAAGAGTTCGCTGATATGTGCGGTTGCACTCGTTCGGCGGTAACCCGGTGGGTCTTGGGTGCTCGACTGCCGCACCCCAAGTGGCTGAAGGTAATCCACCGCAAAACCAAAGGTCAAGTCACGATGTTCCGTCAGGGGCAGAACGACCGTGAGCGAGCGTACATTTTGCTCTACACACGGGGGTTTACCGTAGAAGCTGCGGCGAAAAGGCTGCGTATTCACCGCAACACACTTTCCAAGTTTTTCAGAGGGCAGGCTCAGACGCCGCCCGAAATCGTGTCACGTATATACAAATTAGCGGGGTTGGAATGATTGATCTCGTCATCTACGGCAAGCCCGTAGGCAAAGCTCGTCCGCGCTTTGGCAGAACCAAGAAAGGTGGCGTTGTTACGTATACGCCGCAAGAAACGAAACTCTACGAGCAGGGCGTTCAAACGCTCGCGCAAGTCGCTATGTTTGGAAAGACTATGCTGGAAGGGCCGGTGAAGGTCACGATCAAAGCGTACTTTCAGCACAGCAAAAAAACAGGATGGCACATCTCGCGTCCGGATCTTGACAACATCGTCAAGGCAATCCTCGACGGCTTGAACGGCACCGTATTCAGCGACGACGCTGTGGTGTGTCAACTCGTTGCCTCCAAAGAATACGGCGAAGAACGAGTTGAGGTTCAAGTCGAAAATGTCTGAAAACTTCATGGAACAATATGGTGCGAAGCTCGTTGACGCGGGCTATCGCATCATTCCCATCATGCCGGGGACCAAGCGCCCCGGTCGCTACGATGGCAACAAGTGGGGCGATCTCGCTCGCTGGACGGAAATCGACGCGCAACCGTTTCACGTAGACATCTGGTCGAAGTGGCCGGGGTGCGGCGTTGGCATCCTGACGGGCAACGTGGTCGCGGTCGATATCGATGTGCTCGACCAACAGGTGGCCGTTGAGGTCGGGAACGTCTTTCAGGAGAAGCTCGGCCAGACGGACCTGATCCGTATCGGTAAGCCTCCGAAAGCCCTGTACCTGTACCGCACGGCAGAGCCCTTCACAAAGCTTTCCCTGCACCCCATCGAAGTCCTCGGCATCGGGCAGCAGTTTGTTGCTTACGCCATTCACCCTGAGACGAATGCCCCCTATACGTGGCCGCTCTCAGGGCCGCATGAGATGCCTTTTGAGAGCCTGCCGCTTGTGACCCGTGAGCAGGTGCTGGAGGCTGCTGAGGCTGCTTATAAGGCATTACCGCCCCAATTGCGTAAACGCACCCTTGCGCCGAAGGGTCAAGTCGTCATCCCCGACAGAGACGCTAAGACCTCTTACGATGGACTTGTGGGCACCTACGCTGCCGTCGAGGACGCCCTTCGGTACGTGCCGAATCCAGACCTCTCGTGGGACGACTGGAACCGCATCGGCATGGCCATCTACTGCGCGACCGAAGCGAAGGGGTTTCATATCTTCGACCAGTGGTCTCGCGCCTCCGGCAAGTACAACGAGATCGAAACCCGGCAACGCTGGGACCACTACGCCAAGTCGCCGCCCACCAAGATTGGTGCCGGGTCGCTTTACTTCCACGCGCAGCAGAACGGCTGGGTACCGCCTCCGTCGCTGAGCCTGAACCCGCAGAAGGCGCGTGCTATCGAAGTCGATCTCAGCTCGCTGAAGGAAAACAAAAAGTCGTATCCGAAAAGCACTCGCGAGAACTTCCCGCACGATTGGTTCAAAAGCCCATCGCTTGTGGGGCGCGTGACTCGATGGATTAACGCCACCGCTCAGCAGCCCCAGCCGACCTTCGCGCTGATGAATACGCTCTGCATGTTCGGCGCTCTCTTCGGGCGTCGGTATGCCATGTCGCAAATCAACACTCGCTGCAATCTGTTTTCGATTGCCGTAGCCAAGCCCGGTGCCGGTAAAGATCACAGCCGTCAGCGCATCAAGGAGCTGCTCATCAAGACCGGCTTGAATCAAGTCATCTGCGGCGACCGCTTCAGCTCCGGCGTGGCGATCCTTCGCACGCTGTTTGATTACCCTTCGCGTATCTCGCACCTTGACGAGATGGGGCTCTACTTGCAAAGCCTGACGGCTCGGAACGCTGCAAGCCACCAGCGCGACATCATCAAGACTTTGCTTGAGGTGTACTCCAGCAGCAGCGGTATCTACCACGGGCAGGAATACGCCGACTCTCGCGACCGGCAGCGGTACGACATCAACCAGCCTAACTTCAACTTCTTTGGCACCACAACGCCGCGCACGCTGATACCGGCGCTCAACCATGACATGGTGGACAACGGTACGCTCTCGCGCATTCTGCTCGTGCCGCCTTTCGAGGAGTATCCCAACGCGCAGCTCCCAGAGCTTCAGCCGCCGCCAGAAGATATCGTCAAAGACATTCTCGACTCTGTATCGGTCATCCCGCACGGAGCTGGCAATCTCACCAACATCCCAACGCTGCCTAACTCGGTGGTCGCCCCCGTTATCGTTGACTGGGAAGGCACTGCGTTTGAGATGTACAGCCAGACCAAAGACTGGCAGCTTCAGCAGTCCCGTGGCGACGATGCGCTCTGGGTGCGGTTCTCCGAGATTGTGCTCAAGATCGCCATGATTGAAGCGATTGCCCGAGACCCCTGCGCTCCGGTCGTTACCGGCGAAATCTTTCAGATGTCGCATGACCTTGCGAAGTGGTCATTCTGCTATACCGCCGACTTGCTTTACCGCGAGGTGGCCGAGAACGATATTGAAGCTGCGCACAAGAAGATACTGAATCTGATCCGTAATTCTGGCGCTGAAGGCATGAACGGCACCCAGCTCGCGAAAGCGTGTCAGGGCATGAAAGCTCGCGACCGAAACGAAATCTTGCAGACCCTCGTGGAGTCGGGCGACATCTTGGAAGAAGTCGTTAAGAACCCCGGCGCTGGGCGCGAGCGCAGAATCTATCGGGTGCGTTACAGGTAAAAAAGTCCCCGGAGGAGAAAGCTCTCAACTCCGGGGCAACACCCTTATCGGGTGACTCTAGGAGAAACAACGAGATAGCACAGCCCGAGATTACCCCCTCGGATCGTTGCCTGCAAGCCACTCCACGTACCACAGTGTTTTACGGGCATCCTGCTCCACGGCGTCCTTATGCCCGAGCCGCCAGAGGTAGGCAATTGCGGTGCCCTTTAAGAACCCCCGCCACTCCTCCGGGGTCAGGGCTGACCGGATGGCATCAATGCACTCAATCTCACCTTTTTTGTAGTGACTTGGATTTACGGGGTCCATTTGTGGTTCCTTTCTTCTTGGCCCTTCGCTTGGCGTGGCTGAGTACTGCCATTCGTTGATAGTGCTCTTTAGGTCGCCGCTTCTTATCTCCTGAAGCAGCGCTTCCGCCTCGGCTTCCGATAGTCGCCAAGTATTCTCTGATGGCATCTTTGGCTCCGCTCATGTCTTGCTTCTTAACCATTCTACTTCCCTTTTCAACGTCAAAATTTCTTGTTGTAACGCCGTCGCTTCAGCCCACAATCCAGCTTCGCGCATCTTGGCTAAAGCCTTTTCTACTTTGTCGGCTTGATTCTGCCCGTAGCCCCACGGCGCTCTTTCAAGTTCGGTTTTCCAAGAGCCGGGTCCGCTAATGTTGTCGATCATGCTCCATCCCCTCCAGTTCTTTTGTGACGGCTTCGACTACGTTGTCCCACGGCGCAATCATATTGTCGCGTGAGAAAATCTTAATGCTCGGATACCACGCGCTCATGTCGCCATCCTTGTTGCCCCAATACCAGAGCTTGTTGGCATCCATCAGTAGCACCTTACAACCCAAGGCCCCGGCCAGATGCACGGTCGAGCTACTCACGGCAACGATGACATCGCAGAGCGAGCAAAGCGCAGCGAGTCCCTCAAAGTCTTTCACCAAGTCCACGCCCGTCGTCACGATGTTCGTACCATGCGCTCGGTTGAATTCCTCCACGGCATCTCGGCTGCTGCCATATTGCAGGTTCAAAATCTGATACTCATCCTTCAAGAAAGGCAGCATCTCTTGCAGCTTGACCGACTTATGCGGCCCGATCTTGATGGCGCTCGACGCCCATGAGATGCCGACCGTTAACTTGTCCTTGGTGAACCCGGTCTCTGCGCGGTACTTCTCCACGAGCTCCGGGTCTGCCTTTAGATACTTGCGGGCAACGTGTACGTGAATGTCCTTCAGCTCGTGGATAAAGCACCGGCCCACGCTCGCAAACGGAATGTGCGAGTCATGCAGATCAGACGGGACTTTCTCGAGATGCGAGATAAACGTGACCTCTGGCATCGACCGGTTAAAGATCGTCACCAATCGTGGGTCTACCATGGCAGTTACGCGGTCGGCGTTCTTGCGAATTGCCGGGAGCATGGAAGCGTAAATAATCTGATCGCCAATCCCCTGCTCGCCCCATACCAGCACAGACTTCTGCTCGGCCCCTAGATTCCATTGCGGCTTGTTACTTTGTAGCGGCCTGCTCTTAAACCGCTCGCTATTCCACCGCCTTTCATATAGGGGCCAGCCCGTCTTAAAATCATTTCGTTGCAAGGCAAGCAGCCCCAGAATCCAATTTGAATTCGCGTTACTCGGGTCAATTTCATTCGCCTTCTCAAAGTCCTTCTGCGCGGCATCCCAACGGCGCATCTCCCAATTGCATGCACCACGCTGAACAAGTGCATGGCCGTACTTGGGATTGATCTCTAGCGCCTTCGTAAAGTCCTCAATCGCAGAGTCGTACTTTTGCAGTTCGCCCTTCACAATGCCCCGGTTTACAAAGTCATCGGCATCTAATTTGCCCCGGCGTTCTGCGGCATCGTAATACCGCTCGGCCTCGACAAAGTTGCGCTCAATCTGCAAAAGCCGCGCTTTAGCCCGGTAGGGAATAATTTCCTTCGGCGCGAGGGAGATTGCGTAGTTACATAAATCCATCGCCTCGCCGTACTTCCCGGCTTGAAACGCTGCCTCTAACCTTTTAATAGCTTTTGCGTACTTGCTCATATTGTTGCCGCTACTGCCATCCATTCGCGCCCGTACTCCACCTCAGTCCAATCTTTAAACCATGGACCGCCTCGCGTCATGTGTACGCCAATCGGGTTCGGGCATTGATCTCGGGTGTACCAACCTTCTAGATAGTTATACGCAATCGGCAAGTGTCCGATTACATCGTCGGTCAGCCACTCAAACCTGTGAAGATACGCGGGTGTGGCGACGTTGACCAGTTCTGGCGTGAGCCGCTTAACTTGTTCATGCTCACAGTTGATGAACATGAAACTCGACCAGTTTTTGCGGGGGTAGTTGTGCTGAGGTTGGTTATTCATTTTGACCGTTTCGGTCGGCCTGTAATCGTGCGGTACTACCAAGCACGCTTTTGCCCCATGGGCGTAGTCAAGCAAAGTCGCAATGTCCCCCCGGAAAAGAAAATCGCAATCGCAAAACAAGGCCCAGCCGGAATACCCCGCGAGATATGGAGTCAGAAACCGCGTGAGGCTGAACTCCGTAGACGCGAGCGCATCGACCGGACGCCAATAAATGCCCTGTTCGCGCAGCTCGCTCTGCTTTATCGGGACAATCTCTAACGGGATAGATGAGTGCAGTTTGAGCGAGTGAGCGCATACCTGATAGGCAACGTCCTCGCGGCTATCCCACCCAACAAACACTCTAAGCATTTAAGAAAGCCTCCTTACGGGCGGGGCCTTTGTAGTGCAGGATGTACGGCACGTAGCCCTCGGTCATCCGGTCTGGCAGGCAGGCGTAATCCATCTCGTGTATCTCGCCCACCAGTTCAGGGTAGAGCATGTGTGAGTACACTTTGAGCGCCTCCTGATCGCCATACCATTGCTTGAAGTTGGCGTTCATAAAGCCCATCAGGATCGCAAGCCCCTTCCATGCGTGATAGTTCTTCGTGATCGTCGCGCAGCCCAAGTACGGATATAACGTGCCCAAGGGGATGCCATGGTATTGCTTGAACACCCCGCCCCGCTGCCCACCGTTGAACCCTACATCACGGTCAAATGAGCGACGGCAGAACACGATCTCCCGGTCATCCAGAATCGCAGCCGGATTGACGGGCAACATAAAAAGCATATCGGTGTCGATATACATCGCAGGGCGCATAATCTTCGCCTCCGCAAATGCACGGGTGCGCCAGTACATAATCTGCTTAACGTCGCCTTGGGAAATCTTACGCTCCGAGACGCCGGGCACTTCCGGCGTGGCATCGTCGGTGCACATAATGACTTCAGCCTCCGGCATCACGGCCTTCAGCGAAGCCACCATCTTAGTCGGGAACGTAATGTCCTCGCCTACATGAAAGAACACAAACAAACTCATGCGTCCTCCAGAGGGTCTCTGAGCATAATGGTCGAAGCGTCTGCCGGTGCAGAGTGATACTTAAGTAGCACTTCCGCTGCCCGCTCTAACGTCTGCTTGCGAATCAATACCGCAAGTTTGCAAATCACATGCGCGTTGCTTTTTTTAGCCGCCGCGCCCAAAGTGTCAAACTCACGCGCAATCTTCTCCACATAGTCCCACTCGAAAAGTTCCAACTCCCCTTCGGGGCTAATCTTGCACCAGACCTTTTCATCTTCTTGGGTCTCCGGTTGAGAGATAAAGTCAAAGTTCGTCGGCGTTAAACTGTCGCTCATAGTTTCCTCAGCACTAAAAGTTGCGGGTAATAATTCATCTCTGCAATCTCAGCGCGTAGGTCAACGCACCTCATTAAGTGATCCATCATCGTCAGGATGGCTCTGCGGTCATTCACCGCAGCCGGGTCAAAGTGCGCTCTGAATTGCTCGGTATAAGACGGGCTATAAGTGCAGCCCAAGTCTTCAATGATGTAATACCCGCCGCTTCGCACCCACGGCCAGCAGTTCTTAAACATCTCCACAATCTGCTCGGAGATATGACTTGCATCATCTATAAAGAGGTCAAATGGCGCGTCTTTGGGCTCGGGCATCTTGGCAGGATCGCCAATTACGATCTTCACGTTGTCCAAGTTCTTGCACAGGTTCGCGCACTCGGCCCTAACGTCATAACCCACTATCGTAGACTCAGGGAGATAACGCGACCACATGTGGAGTGACGCGCCACACGCTACACCGGCTTCGGCAATCACAAGTTGAGCCGTGCGTCGGTTGTCCCCTTGCTGCGCGCAGAGAAAGTTAATCAGCGGCTCGTAGACTTCCGCGTAACGATGTTTGATCGTGCCCTTGTCCGAGCCGTATAAGTCGGCAAGGCCCGTCAGAGACATCTCCAGAAGGTTCACCTCGCCCGTATCAGGTAGGTATTCCTCGGGCGGCACGGTGTCGAGATAACGGCGTACTCCCCCGCGAGCGTTGGGGTCGGTCATTCTGCACCGTAATAGCGCAACACCAACGTGAACGCATCAACGTGCTTTTGCAGTTCGTCAATGTCGTCCTGCTTCTCCATGTGAAAGATCGCAAGCGTCCCGCCTGCCTTGCGGCGCTTCAAGTCCGCTTTGAGACTCTTAAGAGTGTCCTTCAAGTCCTCGCGGACAAGCGCGTTCATGCCCTCGACGCAAAGATCGACTCTCACCAGAACCTCCCGAGCGCGTAGCCCGCTATAAAGACAACAAGGCAAAGCACAATCTCGACCACAAACATCGCATCCAACTGCTTTTCGTTTTCCAGTTTCATCTGGTCAATCTCAAACTTGAGATCAAGAATCTCGCGGTTCAAACGGTCTTGTGCGTATTCGTATTCGTACTTATTCACCAGTAATTCCCTCCAGTTCTGCGGCGACTGCACGCCCAGTTCGGCGGCGGTACATGTCGCCACTCTCGGTTGATGTCAGCCTTCCATCTTTTAATTAGAGTCCTTAGCCAGTTCATCTGGGTCAGTCCTCCCTAATTCCATTTCGAGAAAGCGTATTTCTCTTTGCTTTTGAACGATCTGCTCCCAGAGCTCTTCCACGCGAGTTTTTGGGCGGGGGCCAGCGGCCAGTCGTCCATCGGGCAGTTCGTCGGGCGTCTTCGATTGCATTGCATAACTCCAGAATCAGTGAATTTGCTACGCGCTCGCGATCCCGCTGCCGTAGCCGGTGCAAGTACTCCAGCACCTTCTCGGGCGGGACCTTCTTGCGCTCTGGCCGTCTCAGCGCGTGGCAGCGACCGAAGTGCTCCACGAGACAGAGCGGGCAAAAGCGGTCAACCTTCGTCGGTCTCTTCTTCGATGACTTCGCATTCATAGATGTCTTCGCACAGGCAGTGGGGGCAGAGGTCAATCGTGAATCGTTCGTTTGTCACGCATCCCCAGTACTCCACGCGCTCGTGATAGCGGCCCTCTTTCGGCTCCGCGAAGACTTCCTTGCAATCGCTGCATCGGTAGTAGGTGTGAATCATTTTGGGTTCCTCGTTTAAGGTTCAAGCGGGTTGTGCAGTGAGAGTACGCCGCCCCGAAGAGCGGCGCAAGGGGTTCTCAGTGCGATTGGTTACGCTGGGCCTCCTCGGCCCACTCAAAGTCCCACTGGTACATCTGGCTCTGGTCCTCCAAGCGCATATCCCGCGCCTCGCAGATGGCGTCCTCGACCATCTCGACCACATCGGACCGAAAGCCACCCACGGTCCACACCTTGACCTCTTCGGGCGGAACGTCCTGCCGCCAGTCGTAGATCGTGGCCACAAAATCCCGGCCATCCTCGTCCGTGAAAACGATCACCCACTCGGCCTGCGTCTTCTCGCCGTCGCCGGGGAGGGGGTTGCCAAAGGCATTGACCAGCTCGCTGTAGCTCGTGAGCACGATGCCACGCTTGCTGGAGCCGTTAATCAAGCTGAAATCCATCATCGGTTCGTACTTCTTCATGGTTGCAATCTCCGTAAAAGTTTGCAGACGAGGAGAATATAAACAAGCCGCTTGAGCATTGCAAGGGGCAAAAAGAAAGGCGGGGTTTGAAGTCCCCCGCCCGGTTGATCAGGCCAATGCCTTTTCAAGTCTGGCTTTTAGTTCATCAGCTACGCTTTTAGGTATGGCGCAGTCAGGACTCCAATCACCGCCTGAGCGCTCATACAAATCGTTGATCACCTTAATCCATCCGTTGACCGTGGCCTCGTAATAACTACGCTTTGAGTTAGGCCGCGTGGCGTACAGTCCATAGAAATTTCGGACTCGGCTACTGTCGAGTTGCAGTACTTGATAAATACGACGCTCGACTGACAGTTCGATCATCTTAGGTTCGTCGCCCATGTGCTCATCTCCTAGTTTGTATTTGAAAGAACCCGATAGCCGCGAGTGCTACCGTAAGTTCATTATACACAAGCCGCTTGAGCAGTCAAGAATATCGATGGTCGCGACCACCATGCGGTCATTTCCTTTATCTGTCCACAGGATATCCACAGCTTGTTGTTTTTATGCAACAAAATTTTGATCAGCCGTCATCGTTGCAAGCTGACGGGCGGAGCGATACGCTTGCCCCATGAAAGCCGCAGATTTCATCGGACTCCTATTTCTCGGTCGGGATGTTGCGCACAGCGTTCATCTCAACAGTCGCTCGTACAGCGCCCACAAGGCGCTCCAGAAGCTATACGAGGGCCTGCCGGGGCTCACGGACGACTTTGCAGAGGCCTACATGGGTCGGCACGGTCTCATCGGCCCGGTGACGCTAATGAGCGCCGAAAAGAACCGGGACATCGTCGAGTTTTTGGAAGACCAGCTCGACCAGATCGAGAAAGCCCGGTACGAAATTTGCGACCGGGAAGAGACGGCGCTTCAGAATCTCATCGATGAAATCGTCGCCCTGTATCTCTCTACGCTCTACAAGCTTCGCTTCTTGTCTTGAACGATAGAGAGACACAGGACTATTACGATAAAAAGGTCCGCAGGGCCGAAGAGACTTTGATGCTGTTTGCGAAGGTCGTCTTCGTGACCGCCGTGGCCTCGGTGCTCTACGCGCTCATTGCGCGGTAAATTGCAGCAACGACCCCGGCATCAGAATCGCCGTCTTACCATTCCACCGGGGATAAATCAGCGCGTAGCCTGTCAGGTGCTGCATGAGCAGCATCGCGTTGCCGACGCCCTTTTCGACGCCCTCGAAATCGTCCAGAACCAATACCGTCTTGTTGTGCATTAGTTCTTGTATCAACCTAATATCTTTCGGGCTCAATCGACCGTCGATATAAAACAAGTCCACCTTAACTTTTTGCTTCAACAAGTCCTCAAACATATCGGTGGATGACTTCTTCGGATACTGCACAATCTTGCCGCCCGTTACTTCTGGCAGCTTGATGTCGTTGGACACATCGCAGGTATAAATCGTCCCGCCCTCGTCCATCGAATGCGCTATCGCCATGGTGCTCCGGCCAATGAACGTACCCACCTCCGCGACCGTTTTCGGTCCAAAGTGGAAGACCACATCCTGCAAGTCCTCTACGTCACGCTTATCCAGCGAGCCGGTGTTGTAATCGGCCTCTTCGCGCAGCTCGTCCAGCTTCCTGAACAAGTCGCCGAGCCCACGCCCTCGGCCTTCAATCTGCTTCCAGATGATTTCTGATAGCGTTTTTCGGTTGATGTTGATCGGATTCATTTTCGTGTCCTCTCTCTGGCTTGTTGAATTTTGCGGGCTTGCCGCAGCTTAGAAAGCGTCCTGCGGTCCTCTGCGAGGACCTGTTTGGTAGTCTGGGTGCGCCTCGGGTCAGGCGGCGGAATCAGCTCAGGGACGCTCATGCGACCCCCAATCGGGCCTCAATGGCCGCGTCCAGTTCGTCTGAAGGAAGAGCTGAGAGCCGCTCGTAAGCCATGGTGATGGCCATGTCGAGGCGGACCGATTCAGGCAGTCCAATCGAATTTGGCTGATTTAGCAGACGCAAAGCCTCGGCGGCGACCGCATCGACCAGCGCATCGACCTCCCGGTCCGTGACGCGGCTCACGGCGCACCTCCCGTGGCCTTCTGGATGGCGCTCTGGGCGACCCGGTAAGCGTCATACAGGTCTGGCCGGGAGAACGGCAGATAGGGCACCTCGCGGGCTTTGCCAGAACGTAGCAGTTCGATGGCGTCGAGGCGGTTGATGGGGAAGTAGCGCATCTGGGTCGTTGAAACGCGATACCAGCGGCTGTTGGCAGGGGACATGGCAAGTTGAAGCTGTTTCATGGTTTGGGCCTCGTTTGGGTTAAGGGTCGAGCGCATTACAGCACAAGCGGATTGCGCATGCAAGGGGGTGGAATAACTTCTTATTTTTTCTTACCCCTGTTTCGGGCTGTTTTTGAAAATTGCTTTGTAGATCAAGACTTTGGGAATTTCTTCAATTATTTAATTATTTCTTATGATAGAAGCGAAGGGGGAGGGGTGTCAGGGAAAGTAGACAAGAGAGAGTATAGAAAGAAATATAATAATAAAAAATAATATATATATATACTCTACTCCTTGTAGATCAATGGCTTACGAAGGGGTGTGGTAAAAATGAGACATAATTAGTTCAATTAGTTCAAAAGGAAGTATTCGCGGCGCTTGTGACGACCAGCAGATGGTTGTAGATTTGCCACAGGCAACGAGCCGTCGAGAGGGACTCGTGGAACAAACTGAAGTCGCAGAAAAACCGGTCCAGAAGCGCGGGCGAGGTCGTCCGAAAGTGGCACCGGAAGAGTCCAAACGCGAACTGTCCGTACAACAAGTAAAAGACACTCGCGCACGCAAATCGCACCCCGACCCGATACTGGCGCGCTCAGTGGCCACGATGGCGCTCGCAGGATTCCCGCGCGAACAGGTGTGCGCCGCGCTGAAAATCAGCCCGGAAACACTGGCCGAGCATTACCACGAGGAAATGACCCATGGCCGGACCAACATCATGGCCGAGGTCGTCGGCAGCTTAGCCCAGCGGGCCATCGCAGGCAGCGACACCGCCGCGATCTGGCTGACGAAAACGCGGCTGGGCTGGTCCGACCGGCAACAGGTGGACATGAATGCCAACGTGGAAGTCGTCCACCATCGGGGTGAGCTCGTGTCCGAATTGGCCGGGCTAATCCAAAAAGGCATCACAATCGACGCCGAGCCCGAGCCCGAAAAGTAGGTCCAAACGATTAGGTCCAATCGATTAGCGGGATTTAATCAAACGGCCACGGGGCAAAATCCGACCGGCCCCGAGCGAACGGGGGTCGAAAACAGGGGGCTGACGGCGAGCGTGCGAGCGTGCGCCCTCCAGCTTCAAGCGGCCAGCCGGACCCGTGGCGGGTGCGCGACCCGCGCGAAAACTAGTCGCGACCGACTAGGGGCGGACTAGGGAATTACAGTGGACCAGCCCACGAAATTGGCCGGACATATCGGCTACGTGGCAATGTCCCATTGTCCCGGCTGGCGGGCACCCGTGCGGGCGGACTACGCGGACCAGCTCGCCAGCTTTTAGGGTCGTTTTCGGGTCGTAACGGTCAATTGGTACCGGCTGGAAAATGTACCGGCCACCAGTGCGGACACGTGCGGGCATGTGATGTGCTCCAGAGTATCGGCGCAAGATTGCACCCCATAGGGCGCCCCATGGGCGGGCACCCTAGAAGCTGCAAGCTTACTGGCGCGCGATTGCGTCAGCTTTACGCTTGCCGGTCCCGTGAGCGTGGAAACCGATAATTACGCCACCACGATCTTGACGCGCGCACAGCTTGCATGTCGCACAGCTCACGCGGTCCGATACTTCAGCCGGGCATGCGTACACTTTGCGACCGGCTGGCGTCCGGAGCTTGCGTGGTGCGTCCGCCGGTAGAACGACGACGACCGGGCCCGCGCCAGTGTCCGCCAATTGGTCCGCGTGCTCTAGATTGTTTCCGGACAGGTTAACAGTGAACCCGCCCGCGTTTGCCGCGCGGATTGCGTCCGCGTTACCGGGCACGCTCGGGTCGTAGTGCGTATACGTGAACCCATTCCGTCCGCGATTCGCCGCTACCAGCTCGGCAAGCTTTTCGGCGTCAATATGCGTTCGGTCCACTGAGGGCAGATCGCCGGACACGTTATGTCGCCACAATTGGCCACGCGGTAACGCGCGCACCTTGTCGCACAGCGTGGACCAATCCGCGCCACGCTCGCCGGCTGTTACTTTTTTCCAGTGGATAGCCTGCGGACCGTAGTCCGCATAACAGCCGCCCGCATTCGCGCGATTAAGCGGACATGCGACCGGGCAGAATTTCTCCGTGCTCGTGGTGGCGGGAATTGGTCCGATTTTTTGGTTCGATGACACGGCCACAAAATGCACGAAATATCGGATGGAAATATTTTGAGTTTGCATCGTTTGGGGTTCCGTAGTTTGGGGGTTAGGTTTAGTTCGCATCAAAGCTTGCGACAAGCTCGGCGCGCATTGTGTCAAGCTTTTCCGCGATGTCACACAATTCGCGTGATTTATCACGTGAGCTTACTGAACCGGTTTTCTCCGCGTGCTCTAACAGCTCAGCCGCTTGCACGCGCAGATATAAGGCCGCTTTTCTCAATTCCATTTCAGTGAGTTTCGTTTGCATCGTTTGGGGTTCCGTAGTTTTCGCGGACACAATGCCCGCCTGAGAATTATCGCCGGTTTTTTACATAGTGCGCAAGCGGATTGTTTAGGGCATGTCCCGGTGGCGTGGCTGGCCGCTCGTGGCGCTGGCTGGCTGGCTGGCGCGCGGATTGTTTACCGGCTGGCGTCCGGCTGGCTGGCGGGCGGGCGGGTCGCTGGCTGGCTGGCGCTGGCATGCGTGGCGTGCGCTGGCGTGGCGTCCGGGTCCCTGTCCGGCCAATCGGGCGGACGCGAACGACCACAGGCGGGCGGGCGGGCACGCGATTTGACGCGGGGTGGGTAGGGTCCCATCTGCGGTATTCACTCCCCGCACCCAGCGCAATTTTAGGGACCCCTACCGGCTTGTGCTACTATGCGCAAATGCTACACACAGGCGCGGGGCCCCTCCCCCGGCACACTTACTGCTACGTAGAGCCCCACACCTTCGGCAACGCGGATTGGCTACGTGTCGCGTGGTTTGGACTAGTCAGCCACCCCGGACGCACATGGGGGTGTCATGTGATGCTGGAATGCGGAGCCGTCTACCGCAATGTCCCGCTGCACCGACTCGCGCACCAAACCACAGGGACCCCTTGGGACCCCGCCGACGCACAGACTTGGGATTGCTACGGCATTCACTTCAGCACGACGGAGTATCCGTTTCTGGAAGGGACCCGCATACGCACCCGGCTACGCTCCAAGCAGGAGCACCTAGGGACGTACATGTTTACCGTGATCCCGATGCTGGATGGATTCAGCATGGAGCCGGAGCAGAGCAAGGAGTTTTACTTCATCAAACTGGACAACGGGCGCTTTACAGCGCAACCTACGAACCATTTGCTGGTGCAGGACAAGTCGTTCACCACCGGCAGCGAATGGCCTAAATTAAAGCGTCAAACTGATGTATGGAGTGTTGACCATGGCAACGAAGTCGAAGGTAAACGCAGCGGGCAATTACACGAAGCCCGAGATGCGCAAAAAGCTTTTTAATCAGATCAAAGCGTCTGCCACCCAAGGCACCGCAGCAGGGCAATGGAGTGCGCGCAAAGCACAGCTTCTAGCCAAGAAGTACAAAGAAAAGGGCGGCGGGTACAGGGACTAATCATGCGCGCACCACAGAAATCATTGAAGGACTGGACCGCGCAAGAGTGGCGCACCAAGTCGGGCAAGCCGTCTTCTAAGACAGGCGAGCGGTATTTGCCCAAGGCTGCGATTGAGTCGCTTTCTCCGCAGGAATACGCGGCAACGACAAGAGCCAAGCGCGAGGGCAAGGCCAAGGGCAAGCAGTTTGTCGCTCAGCCGAAGTCAATTGCCAAGAAGACTGCGCGCTACCGCTGAGGAATGAACCAACCGGCTAAAAAACCGGCGACGTTAGAGGAAAAGTTAGCCTCGCTCCCGACCGAGGATCTGGAGGCGTTGACTTGGCATGCGCGTTGGTCGGCCAAAAGACACAAGCATCAGGTTCCGCCGAAAGGCGATTGGACCGTTTGGTTGTTGTTAGCTGGTCGTGGTGCGGGCAAGACGCGCACGGCAGCGGAGTGGACTTGGTGGAATGCGTATCAGCAGAAGGAGACGCGCTGGTTGGTGTCAGCGCCCACTTCGGCGGACATTCGCGATACGTGTTTTGAGGGGGATTCTGGGCTAATTAGCGTGATGCCCCCGGCTATTGTCGCGGAATACAACCGCTCGCTCTCGGAGATCATTCTCAAGAACGGCAGTTTGATCAAAGGAATCAGCGCAGAGACGCCAGATCGACTTCGTGGTGGTCAATGGCACGGCGCGTGGTGCGATGAGCTGGCAGCGTGGCAGTACGACCAAGAGGCGTGGGACATGATTATGTTCGCGCTGCGCTTGGGCAAGCACCCCCGAATTGTAACTACAACAACTCCGAAGCCGAAGGCGCTGATTCGCGACCTGATTGAGCGCGATGGGGCCGATGTTCACGTTACGAGAGCCTCAACCTACGAAAATATTGCCAATCTAGCTCCGACTTTCCAGCAGCAGTTGCTCAAATTTGAGGGCACGACGCTTGGAAGGCAGGAAATCCACGCGGAAGTGTTGAATCCGGAGGAGCAAGGCATCATCCGGCGCAACTGGATACAGATTTGGCCAGCAAAAAAGCCGCTGCCCCCGCTGGAACACATCGTGATGAGCTTGGATACGGCCTTCACGGAGCAGACAAGGGACAAGAAAACGTCGGATTCGGACCCTTCTGCGTGTGTGGTGCTCGGGATTTTCTACGAAAACGAGAAGCCGAACGTCATTTTGCTCGATTGTTGGGAAGACAAGCTTGGGCTTCCAGACTTAAT